AAGCTAAGGGTAACCAGTCCAATGAATCAAGACTATAAACTATTTGGAGGAACTATTATGGACAAACGACACATGTTTTTCTTGCAGTTATTTGCAGACGATGACGGCGCAGAAGTCGCAGAAGGCGCAGAAGGCGGCGCACCGGGCGGGGATCCGGATCCGGCAGGAAAAGAAGGCCAGGATGGCGGCACTGAAAAAAAGCCGGATGACAACGGAGAAAAGAAATATTCTGACGCGGACGTTGACAAAATTGTCAGTAAGAAATTCGCCAAATGGAAGGCCGAAAGTGAACAGGCAGTAAAGGACGCCAAAGACGAGGCCGAAAAGCTGGCGAAGATGAACGCAGAGCAGAAGCAGCAGTATACAATGGAGAAGCTTCAACAGGAAAATGAGCAGTTAAAAGCGCAGGCTGTTCGGGTGGAGCTTGGAAAGACTGCTACAGAGCTTCTGCGTGAGCATAAAATCACGGCGACTGAGGACATGCTGGACTTCGTGGTCGGCACGGATGCAGACAGCACCAAGGCGAACATTGATAAGTTTGTCGAAATCATCAACGCGCAGCTGAAAGCTGCGGAAGTGGAGCGCGCTACCGGTGATACCCCGAAACGGTATCAGGGCGGCGGGGAAGCACTCACAGAGATCCAGAAGCGGATCGCAAAATACAAGCGATAGAGAGGAGTTATCTATGCACAAACGAAAAGTATTTAACCTGCAGGTATTCGCAGCAGGCGATAACAACGACCTGCCGGCCAGACGGTATAACAAGGAATTCAAGGACCTGCTGCAGGTAGTATACGGCGCACAGAGTTACTTCGGTGACTTCTTTGCCGGTGATATCGAGGCACTGGACAGCATCCAGAATAAAGATACGGCCTTTTCCGTAAAAACTTCCGACATTCCGGTTGTTGTCGGCACTTACAGCACCGATGAAAACACAGCATTTGGCACCGGAACAGGATCTTCCAACCGTTTCGGTGAGCGGAAAGAAATTGTGTACGCTGACACTGATGTGCCGTACAGCTGGGACTGGTCCTTCCATGAAGGTCTTGACAGACATACCGTGAACAATGATCTGGACGCAGCTGTTGCTGACCGTCTGGAACTGCAGGCACGGGCAAAAGTGAACCAGTTCAATACGCATCATGGAAAATTCATTTCCACATCCGCCGGTAAGTCCATTTCAGGCGGTGCATCCATCACCAAGGACAATGTGGCTGACGTGTTTAACCAGCTGAGCAAGTATTTTGTCAACATCGGCGCAATCGGTACCAAAGTTGCAAAAGTTACTGCAGATGTTTACAACGCGATTATTGATTCCGGTCTGACTACGACATCCAAAAATTCCAGCGCAAACGTGGACGATAACACCGTGCTGAAATTCAAAGGCTTCCAGATTGAAGAGGTCCCGGAAGACCTGTTTCAGCAAAACGAAGTTGTATATGCGTATATCACAGGTGTTGGTAAAGCCTTTACCGGTATCGAGACTGCCCGTACCATTGAATCCGAAGACTTTGACGGCCTTGCGCTGCAGGGTGCTGGTAAAGCCGGGGAGTACATCCTTCCGGATAATAAAAAGGCGGTAGCCAAAGTAACCATTACAGGCGCATAAGAAGGGAGTTATGCATGACCTATGAAGTAATTAAGCCGTTCCATGACTTACAGGACGGCAAGAATACGAAAGGCGGCGCGATCTTCCACTTTTACGATGTCGGTGACGTGTATCCGAGAAAGGGCGGCCCTACGCCGTCCTCTTTCCGGGTGGATGAACTGTCCAGCTCGCAGAACGCACAGGGCACGCCTTTAATCCGGCCTATTTCTGGCGAGTCAAACGTGGCTCAGCCGGAAGAAAAGCCGGAAGAAAAGCCGGAAGAATAGGGGGCTGTTATGCTGGATCAGATCAAACGGCTGCTTGGGTTTACCGATGCCGAAAATGATGATCTTTTGAACACCATTATCAGCCTGACGGAAAGCCGGTTAAAAAACCGCTTAGGCGGGGCTAATATCGTGCCCGATGCATTAAGTTACATCGTAGTGGAAGTTTCTGTAATCCGGTTTAACCGGATTGGATCCGAAGGCCTGTCATCCCATACTGTAGAGGGTGAAAGCATGTCCTGGCCGGACAGCGATTTTGACCGGTTTTCTGACGACATAGATGCCTATCTGGAAGAACATGCCGGATCAAAGAGGGGACGGGTGAGATTTTTATGAGATTTGACCGTGAAATCTTTTTTGTCCGGGTAACGCCCGGCGGTTATGATCCGGATACTGGGGACTATGCGGATGACACCGAGAAGCTGACCCGCCGGATGGCCGCCGTGCAGGACACCAAGACAGAAACACTGCAACTGGTGTATGGCAGCCTGAAACAGGGCAGCTATACGGTGGTACTGCAGAACCATTATCCGGATCCGTTTGACCTGATCCAGATCGACGGCAAGCACTACCGGGTGGATTACCGCAGGCATCTGCGGCAGAAAGACACGTTTATCGTATCGGAGGTGCAGTGATGGAATTAAAAGGCTTAGAGGAGATGCAGCGGGCGCTGGCGCAGAAGGCCGCACAGATTGACGGCCGTGTGAAGCAGGCGGTGCAGTTAAACGGCGCGGAACTGAATGAAAAAATGGCGCAAAACGCGAATTTCCGCGGCCATTATGAAGGCGGTACATTTGTTCCACCAACAGGCACGCTGAAACGGTCCATCCGGATGGAGATCCGGGACGGCGGGTACACAGCTGCAGTTGGCCCGCATACGGAATACGCCGGATATGTGGAGTATGGCACACGGCATATGGAAGCACAGCCATATATTAAGCCAGCATACGATGCACAGAAGCCGCAGTTTAAGTCTGACTTAAAAAAGGTTATGGGAAAGTGAGGACAGATGCATGGATCCGCAGCAGGAACTTTTCAGCGCCTTGCTATTACGGCTTAAGGCACTGGGATATGACGTCTATGATGGCGCACTGCCGCCGGATGATACGCCATATCCTTTTATTTATCTTGGAGACAACACCATGGACGATATCAATACCAAGTCGGCTGTACTGGGGGAAATTACCCAGACGGTACACATCTGGCATAATAACGCCCGACAGCGCGGTACGGTGTCCAAGATGCTTCTGGCGGTGAAAGATACCGCCCGGAAATTGGAGAATACGCAGCACTTTGGCTTTTTCTTAAAAAATGTGCATCAGACGATTCTACCAGACAATTCAACCAGTCAGCCCTTGCTGCACGGTGTGCTGCAGCTGACTTTTAAATTATGCTAAATCGGAGGAAAACACATATGGAATTTAATTTACAGAGATTTGCTTCCGCAGTTGCCGGTAAAAAGATTATTTACCTGTATCGGATCATGAGCAAAGCAACCACAGATAGCGCGACTACGATCGCGTTCGTAACGGAAAACGGCCGTACCAAGTCGAAAGATGCAGATTCTACGGCAACAAAAGACGGATCCATCCGGACGCCTTCCGAATCCGAGACAGAAATTACCTGTTCTTCTATCCTGGCAAAAGGTGATACCCTGATTGACGCGCTGGAAGACGCCCTGGACAATGATGAGCTGATTGAGATCTGGGAAGCTAACCTGGAAGAGGCAGGAAGCACAGACGGCACATACAGAGGCAAGTACTTCCAGGGTTATCTGACCGAGCTGGAACGTACATCCAACGCAGAGGATATGGTTGAAATTTCCTTAACCTTCGGCGTCAACGGCAAAGGTGCGTCCGGTGATGTAACGGTATCCGCGCAGCAGATTGAGGCAGCTTCCTACGCCTTCAAGGACACCAAAAAGACAGGTGCGTAAGAAGTAATAGCAGACTGATACCAAGGGCAGCGTAATGGCTGCCCTATTTTTATGCATAAAGGAGACATATATGTTTGAGTTAACTATCAACGGTGTAGTGTATAAATTTGCTTTTAATATGGGCTTTCTGAAGGATATCAACGGGGAGACTGTAGTACCTGTAGATGGTGCCCCGGGCGTATCCAGCCGCGCAGGCCTGACATATGCTGTAGGTAATCTGCTGGATGGCGATATCGAGACGCTGGTGCATGTGCTGGATCTGGCGAACCGCCGGCAGGATCCGAGGCTTACCACTATGGCTCTCGAGAGCTATATTGATGATCCTGTTACTGATGTGGACGCGCTGTTTAATCAGGTGATTGAGGGTTTAAAGCTGGCAAATGCTACCAGGAAGGCAACACTGAATCTGATCGAGGCAGTAGAGCAGCGCAAGCAGGAGATGCTGAAACAGAACTAGAAGAACAGAGTTTTGCCGACTGGTACCACGACGTAGCAATAAACTGCTTCCGGTACCTGGGCTTTCAACGTCTGGAAGAGGTGGACACACTGACTATACCGGAATATGAGCTACTCATGGAAGCTCTGGATTACCGCCGTCTGGATGAATTGCACGCGCAGCACCGGGTAGCGTATCTGGTCTTTGCGGCACAGGCGAAAAAGGGCAAGTACCAGCGGCCAGTTTACAAGAAGTTCGACCAGTTTTTTGATTTTGAAAGAGAAGAGGCGAAGATCCGGCGGAAATACCATCCGGATCCACGCTTTACGGAACTAAGTAAGCACATGAAAGGGGGTGGAGCGCATGGCGAATGAAACTTATAGCATCGAAGCCGTCTTAAGTGCCCGGGATGAGGGGTTTAAGGCCGGCATGAAAGCCGCGCAGAAATCCGCGTCCGGATTTGGCAGCACAATTAAATCTGGCTTAGGCCTGGGTGTTTTCATGGGACTTGGCCAGAAAGCCTTCGGCGCGGTGGCAGCAGGTGTGAAAAGCATGGGCACAGAGCTTAGCGCATCGACAGCCACCTGGAAGACGTTTAACGGCAACATGAAGATGATGGGCAAAGGCGCCGGGGACATCAAAAAGGTCCGCGGAGAATTGCAGACCTTTGCGGAAAAGACCATCTATTCATCCTCTGACATGGCCACCACATACAGCCAGATGGCGGCTGTCGGTGTAAAATCCGCGGACAAGCTGGTTATGGGCATGGGCGGGCTGGCAGCGGCAGCAGAGAACCCGACGCAGGCAATGAAGACTTTAAGTCAGCAGGCTACCCAGATGGCGGCAAAGCCTACCGTGCAGTGGATGGATTTTAAGCTGATGCTGGAACAGACACCAGCAGGAATCGCTCAGGTGGCGAAGTCCATGGGCAAGAGTACAAAACAGCTGGTAGCTGACGTGCAGGCCGGAAAAGTGTCTACAAATGACTTTTTTAAAGCCATGACAAAGGCAGGAAACAGCAAATCCATGCAGAAGCTGGCAACACAGTACAAAACCGTTGGCCAGGCAATGGACGGCCTGAAAGAGACGGCAGCCAATAAGCTGCAGCCGGCCTTCCAGGCAGTTTCAAAGATCGGCATCAAGGCTATATCCGGTATCACAGACAAGCTGGGTAAGATTGACGGCGACAAGCTGGCAAAAAAGATTGAGACATTCACAACAAAGGCCGGAAAGTATTGGAAAGCTCTGAAAAAGACATTTAAGCCTGTGGGCAAAGAATGGAAGGAAGCTTTCAAGGCCATTGGTGACAGCCTTGGCAAAATGAACGGAAAATTTGGGTCAAAGAAATCCGTATCCAATTTTACCAGTTCCTTACAGCCCATCACCAAGGCGTTAAAAGGTCTGGCCGATTTTACGACAAAGCACTCAGATCAGATTGCCTGGCTGATATCCCATCTGCCGCAGATCGCGGCGGCATTTGTCGGCTTTAAAATTGTCAAAGGCGTGGCGCCTGGCGTGATGACCTTCGGAAAGGCCATTGGAAAGATCGGTTCCGGAATCGCGGGTCTGGCTGGAAAGCTGTTTGCTACAGCAGCCGGGCAGAAGGCAGTGGGCAGCTCTTCCAAAGCATCCAATAAAAACGTGCTGACGTCTGCAAAGGCGTTCCTGCGCTTGGGTGCTGCAGTGTTCCTGATCGCAGCCGGCTTTGTTCTGATCGCAGCCGCAGCGATTGCAGTGACCAACGCGGGTGGCGGTGCCGTTGCCATGTTTGTCGTGATGGCGGCCGGTCTGGCAGCGATTGCGCTGGGGTTGACCAAAATGCTGCAGACTGCTACAGCATCCCCGAAGGCTATGACAGCCCTGGGGGATGCGATGTTAAAGGTTGGCGCGGCTGTTCTTTTAGTAGCAGCAGGGTTCCTCGTTATGAGTGCAGCAGCCGTAGCGCTATCCGATGCAGGGGCACCGGCCATGGTGATGTTTGGCATCATGCTGGCGGGCATTGTGGCATTGGGCCTTGCCTTTACGGTCATGGCTAAGACGCTGGCACCGGTGGCGCCGGCATTGGTCACCATCAGCGCTTCGCTTTTAATTGCGGCC